TAGCAACGCTATACGCTTCTATCTACTGCGCTGTGAGCTATTCGCACTTTCCAAACTGTTTGGCTACCGTTCAGCGATTCCACCTGGACGCCATGTTGCTCTTGGGAGACTGAGAGAATGCGTTGCGTCTCGCCGTCCATTCGTCGCTGAAAGCCTTCTGGATTCGCTCGCCGTTGGTGCGCTGTCTCTCGCCGGGGAGCTTTGCGAACGAAAATGCTAGTGCAAGCGCCGTGCCACAAATAAGTGCTTTGTTTTCAACGTTGCGTCAGTTTTGACACGGTAAAATTGCGGTGGGCAAACAAAGGAGTTAACGCGTTTGCGCTACAAGTGCTTTGTTTTCAACGGTTTGAAATGGCGGTAAAAAGTACGCGATTTTGCACTTTTTACGTACTAGTACCGCAGTGGGGCGTTCCGGGCAGGTGATCCTCAGGTGTTGTGTCCTTGAGTCATACCTTGGCTTGAGTGTTGTCATGCTGACGATTAGATGCGAGATGATGCCTAAATGTTTTCAGGCTATCAGCATTATGCTACCCCTCATCTGGGGAGACATTGTAGCCGGGGTGGTGTATGCACTTGTACTATCACAGCACAAAATTTTTTCGATTTTTAGAGTTGACGCTCATATAAATAGTTGTTATTATGATGATGACATGAAACATAAAGTTGACCTGTTGCCATTATCGCTAAAGGATTGCAAAGTTTCTGCGTTCCATCGTGTGTGGATTAAGCTCGGTTTAGGGTTTCATTGCAGGGCCAGAGCGACCGCTCAAGGGTATGATATTCGTTTGAGATACGGTGCGAATGACGAGACAAAAAGGTTGCTTGTGAAGGTGGAGTTTGACACCAAGCGTGCTGATGGGGTGCCTAGACCCACATTAAAGTGTTCTGCATGTGGTAAGTTTGTGACTAAATATCTGTACCTAGACACTGTTAAATTCGAGTGGAAATGTGCCCCCTGTCTGGGGGTGAAACCGTGGCAGATTCGGGTGCCGATGCGGTGGGACTTAGGGGAAGAGACAAAGTTCAGGCATCTTCTCAGGCGCAAGGTTGACCAGGATATTTTGGAGTTCGAGTTAGCTGCCCTGCGCACCTTGTCACCATCAGAGTTCTTTGCATCAAGACCTTATCTAGTGCCACCTTGGGTTGAGAAGGTTATGGAGCTTGATCCGAATTTGTACCAGAAGATGTTGAGGATTTTGCACAACAAATACAGGTCAGTGATGATGAAGAGGAAGGTTAAGACGATCAACGAAAAGGAGTCACAATGGCTGATGGAAAAGCTGGGTATCGTTTTCGAGAAAGCAAGCATCATAACTCGCAAGGAGGTGACATGGTTGAGGAATCGGCAGTCGCAGTTGCAGTCGAAGGTGTACAAAGCTGGCAACCAACCTGGTTCGGAGTTGGAGCAGTCAAGTTTGCTGCTTTCGGTGACAGACTCCTTATCTCAGAGGATGAGTTCCGCAGCGGCTATGAATGTAGGGATTGCTCAGGCGTTGGGAAGTTCTCCTGCAAAACCTGCCAAGGAGCAGGAAGCTACAAACGAGGAGATCGAGAGTTCAAGTGTGCTGAATGCGGAGGATCAGGAAGATTGACTTGTGCTGCCTGTCGCGGCACTGGCATCACCCCCGGTGGAGTGGCTGTCCCTGAGACAGCCCAGCGCAGACCATCGACAGGTCAGGTTGTGTCGGTGGGAGACAAGGTGAAGTATTTTAGGGTAGGTGACAATGTGTTGTACTCAAACTTCGCTGGTCACGCAATGGACCTTGAGCGAAGTGGTCATAAGGTAGTGGTGCGTATTCTGCATGAGTCAGAGATTCTCGCACAAGTTCAGGGTCATCTGGAGTTGCGAAGTGTGACGAATGAGAGGGAAGCACTTGGCATCTAAGATTTCCAAAACAGCAGCAGGTTATCTATCAGCCAAGCTCATTGGCACCGAGCAGATTGGCACCAAGTGTTCGAAGTGTCGAGACTTCATAGAAAAGACCTCAGAGTGTCTTATCACTGATGACTCGAAGGTGAGTGGTCCAAAAGGCACCTGCACTCAGTTCCTTAGAGGTCAACCATACTACTCTGCCAAACCACTTCGCATCATTCCCAAAGAAGTAGTCGGCTATATCGAAGGTGAAGGTGTGCCGACCTTCTGTGGCCAATGCAAGGCATATATCGAGCATGGTAGAATGACTGGTGGATGCAAAATGGTAGAAGGCAGCATTGACTACGGCGGGTGTTGTAACCTGTACCAATATCAGGAGGAATCATGAAGAGATTAGCTATCCTAGCATCAATGTTCATCGTGGGATGTGCGGGTTCGGTCAGGCCGATTCAAAATAATCAAGGCCGGAAGCCTCACAACGAAGACCACGTAATCACTCTCAACTGGTCTCAAAGCGTGGCCAACAACGGCTTCTGCTCCAGCACTGTGACATCCTCCTGCATCAGTGGCTTCAACGAAGGATTCATGTCAGGGGTGGCTCAGAACCAGTTACACAACGACAACACCTCGGTCTGCACTGGCAGCACTCAGACTATGAGCTGCACTTCAACCTTCAATGGCATTCTTCCCATTGGCAGCATCGTATTCTACGTTGTAACAACCTTTGTGGACCAAAACGGCGCGGCTGGTGTGACTACTGCTGCCCTGTCTCCGGCTGTGAATGTCAGTGCTGATCCTGCACAGAACGTCACCGTGACTGTGAAATAATGCCCAAGCTGACCAAATCAACTGACTGGCATAGGTTGGCCAAGGCTCAGGCTGCCATCGAATCAATGGGGGTGGTAGCCACTGCCTCCAGCTTGGCACGTCTCACAGACTTTTCTGAGACAGACATCAAAGCCACAGCAGATGATGCTACTTACCAAGAGTTTGTTACATTGTACAAACAACGAAGATTTGGACTCTGGGCAGAAGCATTGTCAAAGGCTGGAGACGAAATTCAAGCAATGATGAAGAAGGTGGGACACAAGGCGCTGTTGGTGCTGGATGACTTGCTAGACAGTGATAACGATAAAGTGAGGGTGTCTGCTGTTCGCCTCGCATTTGATTTCAACCCTGAAATGGAACGCCCGGTGGTGCGACACGAAATCACCAGCAAGTTCAGTGCCGACGAGATTCAGCAAGCGCGAGATATTGTGAAGAAGCTGAAACAGCCAAAGCTACCTGAGCTACCAAATGGAGAGCAGACAATAAATTAGATTATGGCTTATAAAAATATAGAGCTTAGACGGAAGAATGGTCTAAAGCAGTATTATAAACATGAAGCTGATGGGTCAGGAAGAAAGCACAGACTCAAAAACCGTTATGGTATTACTATTGAACAATGGCAAGATATGTGGAATAAACAAGGAGGAAAATGTGCGCTGTGCCTCAACCCTCCAGCTAAGTATCTGTGTGTTGACCATAACCATGACACTGGAATAGTCAGAGGATTATTATGTATAAGGTGTAACTATGTTGTGGGTGTGATAGATGAGTGCGGCGCAGAATATCTTAAAAGAGCAGAAGAGTATATTAACAACTGAGCGATGGAACATCCTTCCTGTCCCTGACGATGCTGGGCAGTCGCTCATACTCAGGTTGAATGCGCTTGGATCGTTGTATTTCTTTGAGAAGTTTGTATTACAAAAGAATCGCCTTGTTGAACATCTGCACAAGCCAATCTGTGAAACCCTCGAACGTCAGAACGTAAACTTTCTTCTAGAACTTCCCCGCGACCACTTCAAAACAACCTGCGTCACCGAAGGTCTGCCTATCTGGTGGGCCTTGCCATTCGACGACCGCGACGAAGCGGCCATGCGCGAGTTGGGATATGGCGATGAATGGATCAGGTGGATGCGATGGGCACATAACCCAGGCATTCGTATTCTGACTATTTCCGAGAACGTCGGCAACGCCGCACGAATGGGCATTCGTATCGACAAGCACTTTGAGAGCAACAGTAGATTCCGTGACCTCTTCCCAGAGATTCAGCCAACCACTAAGTCAGTCTGGAACAGTGAATCGAAATCGGTGACTAACTCTGTCTTTCACAGCAATGGCGAAGGGACGTTTGACTATCTTGGTGTGGGCGGCGCACTTCAATCCCGCCACTACGAGCGCATGATCGAGGATGACCTTGTTGGTAGGGCAGCCGCAAAGTCTGACGCTCTCATTGAGGATGTCATTGAATATCACAAACTAGTAGAAGGAGCATTCGATGGCCCTGAGCGAACGCAAATTGTGGTTGGCAACCGTTGGTCTCCCTTCGACCTTAATGGCTGGATACGTGATAATGACCCGGATTTCCTCATCGAATCTCACTCTGCGCTTGGAGGCTGCTGCGATCTTCATCCTCCTGGCTTGCCTATCTTTCCTGAAGAGTTCAACGTCGAAAGGTTAGAGAGAATCAGAAGGGTGCAGGGAGCGTACCTGTTCTCGCACCAATACCTCAACCAGTCAATGATGGCTGATGAGGTGGTATTTAATTCTTCATGGCTACGATACTATTCACCAAAAGAAGCCACCGATGGCAGCAAGCGAATGATGCTGACCCATGAGGCTGTTGAAGGCGTGGTGACAAAAGACACCGCTGCCTCATGGCTACATCGAGTGATGATTGTTGATCCAAACCATGCTGGTCAAGATGGCAGAGCGCACCATGCAATCCTGGTCATCGGCTTCCATCCTGAGACTGACAATTTCTACCTCCTAGATGTCTGGGCTAGGTCAATGTCTTATGACGATCTGATGTCAAATGTCTACAAAATGGCCGAGCGCTGGAAAATGACTGAGTTTTGGCTTGAGACTGTGGCAGCTCAGAAATACCTCAAATACCACATCGAATACCGCAACAAGATTGAAAACCGCAAGCTAAGGGTGAGAGAATTAAAGACGGAGCGCAGCAAGAACGCCAAGTGGACCAGGATTGACGCTCTCGCTCCTTTGTTTGAGCAAGGTAAGTTCTATGTCAGGCGCGACCAGTCGGCGTTTCTCGACGAATACTGTCGTTATACGCATAGCACTAGGTATCCTGTTGATGTGCTTGATTGCGCTGGGTACATTGTCCAAGTGGTCGAACCGATTAGGACTAAGGAGTTTGCGGAAAAGCAAAGAGCGCATAGGGATAAGATGGTAGGAAAAAGGAATGTGGCTGGGTACTGATGATGCACATTGTGACTATTATTGATGTAGATAACCCAAAATATCCTCTGTTGGTGACCTGCACCTGTAACTATCAGTGTCACTGCAAAACTGAGGAGGAAGCGAATTACAGAAAACGCTCCCACGAAAGCGCCTCACTTTGGCTAGAAGCATCTAAGGGATTTCAGTTAGGACACAGGTAATGCCTAACAAAGACATTCAGTTAGTCAACACTAGGTTTGGTCCTGACACTGACGATGAGATCAGTCTGTTTATTTTTGAGCAGCTTGAATGGCTGATTGACTCTCACCGAGATTTGCATACCAATCGCTTGCCAAAGATGCGCAAGTTGTACGATGGCACACCTGCCACTGAGACTAAATCTTTCCCTTGGCCCAATGCTTCAAACGTCGTGGTGCAGGTGGTTGGCGAGACTGTTGACACGACTGTGGCGTGGGTGCTTGGAGTGCATTATGCCACTCATCCTCTGTGGGTATTCCAGAACTACGCCAAGCCTGTGCCGGGTGACGAAGAGTTATTGGAGAAGCAACGTCAGACTCTTGAAGACTTCATGGACCTGATGGGCTATGAGCCGACTGAATTAGACCTCTTTCGCAAAGAAGGTATTTGGTACACCGACGCCTGCAAGTTGGGCACATCGTTTGTGAAGCTAACTTATGAGCACAGGGTCGAGGCTGTGGCTGTTGGTTACACCTCATCCAGTGAATCTCGCAAGGGCAGAAAGCGCTTAGAGTTTGATGAAGAGACTTTGTATTCAGGTCCACAAGTCGAAAATTTGCGTAATGAAGATATCCTCACCATTCCCGATGCTCCAACATTGCAGAAGTCAGGATTCACCGCACAGAAACGCACCCTGCGAAAGCCTGAGTTAGAAGAACGTGCCTACCTTGGTTTGTACAACAAGGCTGCTGTGGCTGACCTTCTTGGCCATCCTGACCGTAGCCAGATGTCATTTGAGAAGATGCAAGAGCTTCAAGATCAAGGCATTCAGATGCGCGGTGGCTCTGAGGCTACTGCTGAATGGGATATCTATGAGTGTTACTTTCCGTGGTGGCATAATGGTCATAAGTTTAGGCTGATCGTCAGCTACCATAAGGCCACTCGCAAAGTGTTGCGTTCAGTATTTAATTTCTTGCCACAAAATGAGCTACCAATCATCAGGGCTAGGCTTGGATACCGCAACGGAGGCATGTATGGTCGAGGCTTTGCAGAGATGTTGGAATGGTATCAAGAAGAAGTGTCAACAATTCACAATCAACGTAACGACAATGCCACAGCCGCCAACACCCGAATGCTGCGTGTTTCTCCACGCGCAAGGAATCTCGATTCTAACTTCGAGGTATATCCCTTCGCGCTTCTCATTGGCGAAAAGGATGACATTGAAGCTATTCCCATCGCTGATGTCTACCAATCCTCATTCCAGAATGAAGAAATGGCTCTGCGACACGTACAAAGCCGAGCAGGTGTTGCTCCAGCTATAGCTGGTGCTGGCCAAGGAGGGATGCAGAAACGTCCCAATGTCTATAGCGCAATGGGAACGTTGGCATCAATGCAAGAAGGGACTACTCGTACCAATCTTGAGGTCACTGACTTCAGACATGCCCACGTCACTCTTGGCAGCCTCCTAGCTCGTACCTACGCCAAGTTCGGAGTTGGTGATAAGGCAGAAGTCTTCGGCGTGGATGCTTTCCATCTCCATGAAGCTCTCGAAGCTGTCAAGACCAACCACATGCGGATACCCATTAGGGCTGCTACAGCTTCGTTGAACAAAGAAATTGAGAAGCAGTCAGATATGCTCATGGTCGGCCTGATGCAACGTCACTACACTGCCATCGGACAATTAATGCAGGCCATCTCTAACCCAATCGTTCCACCCCAAGTCGGTGACTACCTCGCAAAAGTTATCCAAAGCAGCGACAGACTAATGAAACGCATCCTAAAGGACTTCGGATATGACCAACCAGACCAATTCATCCCAGAGCCACAACTCCCACAACGACAAACGCCTGGAGGTGGTCCTCAAAATGGTGGAAGCCAGCCCGTTCAAGGCGCTGCTGCACCTTCCCCCGGAGGAGGTGCAGGACTTCTTCCACAGCCGAGTGGGGGAGGCGCTCCTGCTGGGCCTCAAGGAACTCCAGCGTCGAGCATGGGCAGACCTACGTCGTGATATGCCTCACGGTGATAGGGTAGACGAGTTATATAGAACTCTAGGAATTGACTATGCTTGTACCTTTGTTATACGCTTGCAGGAAGAGGTTAAGGCTTACGTTGAGGCCACCAAAAATAGGAGCTAATAATCATGGCATGGCCATCATGGAAAAAGGAAATCACCGAATCCAAAAAGGAGGAAGTTGTGGCTGACCCTGAAAAGAAAGTTGAAGAGAAAAATAAGACACCTGAGAAATCTCCCGCCGAATTAATCGCAGAAGCCTTGAAACCTGTAACCGATGGATTTGCAAACCTTCGCGCAGAAATTGACGAACTCAAAGTCCGCACCACTCCAAAAGACAAACACGAAGTCGCTTCAGTTCTCGAAAACGAAGACGAAGCCTTCAACCAGCGCTTGACACCAATCATGGCCAAGACCCTTGAGCTTGAGGCGCGTGAAGCCAAGAGAGATGTCGAAGCTGAATATCGCAAGGCTGGTTATGGTCGCCTTTGGGACGACAACCGCAAGGACATTGATGAGTTTCTGGCTCAGGCACAGCTTGTGACTACCAACGCAAAGGGAGAAGTTATTCCTCTTCGTGGCAGCCCTGAATTTATCCGCAACGTTGCCGACATGATGATCGGCAGAGCAGTGAAGAAATCCGGCGTCAAGGTTGACGACAAGGATGGCAAGTTCTTCCTCGAAGATGCCACAGGTGACGAGACAGTTATCACCCGCAGGGCCACCGAGAAAGACGGCATCACCAAGAGCCAGCTAAAAGCCGCCAACCGCTTTGGCATTCCCATCGAAGATTATCGCAAGGCTCTAGCGAAACTGAAATTTGTGGATAAGGCAAACTAATGGCTACCAATGGAGAAATCAATCCCACAACCAATCCCTTGCAATCAAACGAGATTCCATTGACTATCTCTTGGAATCCTTCGACAGGCTCAGTGCGAGTTAGCTTTCCTCAAATCGACCATGTTAGTATCTTAGGTATGATTGAGTTTGCCAAAGTGTCGCTCATGGAGATGCGCTCCAAGGCTGACCGAAGGGTAGAAATCCCGGACCTTCAGGTGACGAAGAGGTTGGTCACATGACACCCGCTGAGTTGCTATCTGACTACAAAGCAAATAAGAGGTATGGTAGTATTGAGTTTGTCTACAAAGATGGTAATATAGTCTTTGTGAAGAAGGTTGAAACTTTGATTACTGCTGCTAACGGGAAGAACCCGAATGTAGCGCCAAGAGGAGAACATGGCGTTAACAACGGGCACCTCTCAGAAAATTACTGACAGCACTCAGTCACCTGGTCCTCGCAAGCGCACTGTCGAAGCTGACATTTTGTTCGACAAGTCGATTGTCGCAAAACCCCTCAGCGCTCCCGAAGTAGCTTCCATCCACGTTAAGCGTCCTGAATATTACTACCGTTGGGTGAATCGTCTGCATGGCAACGGCCAAGTCTATGCACAGCGCAAAGCAATGGGTTTCTGCAATGCCACCACTGAAGATGTTGAAGTGCTGGTAGGTGACGAGACCATTTCAACCGACACCGAGATTCGCTGCGGCGACGTAATTCTCATGCGTATCCCCTTCGGCCAATGGGCTTCTCATGTGAAGCGCAACATGATTACTGCCCAGCAACTCCAA